AATGCTTATTATAATAATAGTGTTGGTATTGGAACGACAGCACGAAAAACATTGGATGTAATTGGAGATGTTATCGTTTCAAGTAATATTGGTATTGGAACAACATTACCAAAAGTATCACTTGATATCATAGGTAGTGTTCTTGTTTCAAGTAATATTGGTATTGGAACAACCCGAATCAATTCCTACGGTTTATATGTTACAGGAGATACCTATGTAAGTGGTTCGCTTACTGTTACAAATAATGTGACAGCAACAAATATATATGGAAATTTACGAGGTGTAGCAAATTCTGCGGAAGTATCATCCAACGCTTTAGGATTGACTGGAACACCAAATATAGTCGTCGGTACGATTACATCCTGCAATATTACAACTAATAATTGCAATATAAATGCTGGTACTGGTACGGTAATAGCATCCTCCTTGATTGGATCAAATATAATTGGTAATTCAATAACGATAAATAGTACAACAATTATTGGAACACTTTATACAAGTAATTTGATTGTAAGTGGATCCAATACAACCATAAACACATATCTATTAGCAAATAGTAATGTTGCTATCCGTAATCAAACGGGTCTTGGTCCGGCTCTTTCCGTATATCAATCTGGTTCCGGATCTACTTATTCCGTAGCTGATTTCTATGACGGTGATATAAATACCGCCGTTCCCGCTCTTCGTGTGGCAGATGGGGGCAATATTGGATTAGGTACAACGATTCCCATAGCAAAACTTCATGTTCAAGGCAGTGGATACTTTTCAACCAATGTTGGAATCGGAACCACACTTCCCATACAATCCCTTCATGTACAAGGAAATGTATACTTTTCAAGTAATATTGGAATTGGCACTACGATTCCGTTAGCAAGACTTCATTTAGTTGGTGATATAATATCACCCACATTTACTGGATTAGTAGCACATTTTGGTACAAGTAATGTTCCTACAGGATGGCTCAAATGTAACGGAGCATCTATATCTCGCATAACCTATTCTCCTCTTTTTAGTGTGATTAGCACTACTTATGGAGTAGGTGTTGGAACAACTTCCTTCCAAGTTCCAGATCTCCGTGGTGTCTTTATCCGTGGTTGGGCGGATAATCAAACAACCTACGATAGCGGAAGAGCATTTAATAGTAATATTCAAGATCATGCTTTACAAGATCATCGTCATACTACTACTGATAGAGGTGATCTTGACAGTGGCGGTAATAAAACGGCTCTCACTGGGGGTGGTAGTGGTGGTAATACCGGATTTGTATGGGCTCAAACTGGTATAAATGTAGATACGGAAACACGACCCGTCAATATGGCACTACTGGCATGTATTAAATATTAAATCAAATAATTATAATAATTAATATACAGTCTTATCCAATTCATAAAAGAGAATATAAGCACTTTTATTATTTTTTAGAATAGGTGTAATGTCATCCACATTTGTTATATTGATGTCGTCATAGATATACCATTTTCCGTCGCTATTTTTTGCGGTGGCATAATAATGACCACCATCTATTGAGCCTACATGATTCCCAATGGAACATAAACGATAAACACCTTCCGTATTTTCAAAATGGATATTTATAGGTATTTGAATAGCATCGGTTATTTTCTTAGCAGAACCATCGGGTAATACTTTAAACCGTTTAAAGCAACATACAAGGACATTTGGGTACATAGATACATTGACTGATTTTTCTGCCGAGGAACGAGTATTGCAAAGATCACATTCGCGATCACCAATCTGCTCTTTTTGAAACATCGTTTCAAACATTTTATCCATGCCTTTATCCTTTGTTTGTATATCAAGAGATAAGCTACAAAAAGGTTCATACAACCTTGTACATTTTTTACAATGATCACAATTAATACTTGTGGTCGTCCATCCCTGTACTTGTTTTAACCAACGAGACATACATTTTTCATTATAGCTTTTCCAAGCCTGTAGAAATCCATCTACGTCTTTTTCACCACGGACACTTATATCGCGCTCTTGTTTTCCAACTTCACTATTTATTTTATCTACGAGAAGCATCCATAATTCGCATATATCTAATTGCTCACCTGGACGAATCATTCCACGAAGACACGAATAAACCGCCTTCAAAAATCGTATAGGTGCCAGAGATTTATTATCTACCCACATCTCTCGTGTGATCCGCGCCATTTCTTTAGACATATATAGTTTGTTTGATCGTTTTTCTTCTTCATTCTCATAATTTATCTCATTTGGTTCTTCGGTTAGAAGCCAATTTCGTAAATATTCACAATGACCAATACACTGAATCAATGTATTGATGGAGCATGTATTGCCCATATTCTGTAATCCTTGAAGCATGATTAATCAAAAATAATCAAAAATAAAACTACAGCATTACATATATTCCTTATTATGCTTTATGTCCTTTTGTGATTATTAATTTATTTATATTTTATTATTATTCGGGAAGAAGATACATCAGTATTGTCTGTGCTTTTTTCTTACCAATCATCGGTAGTTCGCAGAGACATTTCACCCTATGTTCGTTGTCTGTTAATTCAGCCAAAGCGTTTAATAGTACAAGCATGGTAGGATATTTAGCAGCAATTCCGGTTGCGGTTGTGATGGATATATTTGGTATTTGACATAGTTGCATAAGATAGCAACTGGTAGGTGTAATATTATCTATTTTTTTCACTTTTACATTTTGTAAATAATTAATAGCGGACATATTATCGTTTGATTGTACAGCGATTGTAGTCTGATCATGACCTCCTGAAATTTTCTCTGGATTGGCAAGACATTTTAGGGCAATTGACCATATCCATGCTGCTGTCTCGCTTGTATTCTTTATACATATAACATGAATGCCGTCTCTTAACATACTGTGTATCATCATGCCCGATAGCACAGATGGTTTTACTCCATGTATAGGAATTTTCGTTGAAATTATTTCTTTCATCTCAGGTATACCTTCAAGCATATAAAATACATGACGAGCCAATGTCCCATTTGATAGCAATCTTGCTTTTTGTTCTCGGTAGCGTCCATCTTTCACAGATGCCGCCAAGTCAGCACATGTTTTTCTTTCAAAAAGAATGGATACGACTTCTTCGTTTTTATCCGTTTCTCTAGTTTCTCCAGTTGTACCCGTATCTTTTGCTTTATTTATAATCCGTATTACGACATCACCAATGTACAATTGTTCTGTTTGGATAGTAATTCCAGTAGCATCCGGATTTTGTGAATATTTATCATAATATGAATTCAATAAAGATTGTAATACGGGTTCTCGTGTATCAATAGCAATTTGAACCACCATTTTAATATACAATTTACAATATACATTATATAATATAAGCTAAATTTGTTAAATTACTTTTGTTTATTATATTTCTATCATTTTTTGTTATCTACTCATAGTAGAGTTGGCACATGGAACGAAAAACTATTACAGAAGTAAATCCAGCTTCTTGGGTTCCTTCAAATCGAGTAGGACTTATTCCATGGATATATAAAACATTTAATCGCATACGATACGGAGACGATGATCCTGCTGCCGTTGTGGAATGTGTTGGAACACCCGAGAACGAAGATTGTGAAATAGCACCAAAAGCAAAAACGCAACGATTTTTCCCACATCAGCGTATTGTACGAGACATCGTACAACTGGATAGTCCTTACCGAGGATTGCTCTTATTCCATTCGCTCGGTACAGGTAAATCTGCTACATCCATCGCGTCTGCGGAAGTATTTACGGCTCGTCATAAGAAAATTCATATTCTTGTTCCTGCCGCATTAGAACAAAACTATCGCGATGAAATTAGAAAATACGCAAATATTGGAAAGGGATTTCGCGGCAATTGGGTTGAAGTAATGATAGATCCATCTTCCGAAGAGGATAAAGAAGCCTATAAGATCTTAAATCGTATTCATCGTGTAAATGCGGACTATTTCAAATCCGCTTCTGGAAAAGTTTGGGTTCCCTTTGTTCCAGATGATTTTCCAAAGAGCAAAATCTCACGCGAGGTTCTGTATAAAGAAATGGAAGCAGCAGATAGATTAAAAGTCGCCAAGGCAATTGATAAGATTATTAATTCTCGCTATATTTTTACAAACTACAATGGTCTAACATTGGATAAAGTAAATAGCATCAATCCAAAAGATTTTGACAACAGTTTCGTAATTATAGATGAAGCTCATAACTTTATTCGTCTTATTGCGAATAACAGTGTAATAGCACGGAAGCTTTACAAATACCTGACCGAAGCAAGAGATATGAAGATCATATTGTTGTCAGGAACACCTATCATAAATCACCCCTATGAACTTGGTCTTATGTTGAATCTTGTAAGGGGTACAATTATAACATATGAACTTGGAATACTAAAAGGATCTGTTGTTCCCGTACTTGCGAACATAGAAGAGACATTGAAGAAAGATGATGTATGGAAACATATTGATACGATTGAAGTCACACCAGATAGTGCTGCTCTAAACATAACACTTATAACACCACCTTATGCTCGTAATAATAAAAATACTACTATGTTGGTACGAGTACAGCCAGGATCATACAAATTGACAGATGCTACAAAAATAATGGATAGAATTCGTGATGTATTATTGCCTGAAATAAAGCTTGGAAAACGAGCAAAAGAGACGATAACAAGCGCCTTCCCTCCAAAGAAAGAAGATTACGATAAATTATTCTTAGACACGACGGATCCTAAAAACCCTACCGTGAAGAATACAGATCTATTTATGCGAAGATCCATTGGTCTCGTATCGTACTTGAGAACAGCGGGTGAAGATCTTTTCCCTCGCGTCACAGGTCGTGTTGTCCGTAGCATTCCGCTAACAAATTTCGGCTTCGTACATTATGCGGAAGTACGCGATAAGGAGATTAAAATGGATGCAAAACGACAGATGAAACTCCTTGCTCGCGGAGGTATTTCAAATATAATGGATCAAGGTGACCCAATTGTTTATAGGGCTTTCAGTCGTATGGCGTGTAATTTTACATTCCCAAAGGCAATCAAGCGTATATTCCCCGGAGATATCAAGAAAGTTTTGAAGCGCGAAATTTCTGCTACTGAAGACATTGACATAGATGAGCAGGTAGAAGAAGAGGGAACCGCGATTAATATTCCTGCCAAAGCAAAAAAGGATTACGAAGTACATAAGAAAGAGGTCATGGATAGCTTACAAAGCAATGCCGGAAGGTATCTTTCAATCAACAATCTAAGAGACAAATATAGTTCTAAAATGGCAGCCATTATTGAGGACATCATCGGTAGTCCCGGTAAGACGCTTGTATATAGTCAATTCCGTGAGATAGAAGGACTTGGTGTTTTGAGATCTTGTCTAATAGCACAGGGATGGGTTGAAATTGATATTGAGCGTCAAGGCAGTGATTATTTGATTCGTGATGCGGATGTTATACTTGATCCGGTGTATAAGAAAAGACGGTTTGTCGTATTCTCAGACGATCGTGTAAAGACGGCTACATTGCTTAATATTTTCAATGGGCAATATGATCGTCTTCCTCTTAGTATGCAGGAACAACTGAAAGGACTTCCGTATAAAAACTTATACGGAGAGATCGCCAGCGTGATGATGATTACTGCTGCTGCCACCGAAGGTATTTCGTTACGTTGTGTGCGCCGTGTTCTTATTATGGAGCCTTTCTGGAATATGGTACGAATGGATCAAGTCATTGGTCGTGCTGTTCGTGCTGGTAGTCATTTGGAATTACCTTATGAGGATCGTACGGTAGATGTATTTGTTTATACTGCTTCCCTGACAGCTAAACAACTTGAAAATGATTTTACACTCAAGACGAAAGACGGCGGTTTATCCTCTGATGAAAGCATTATGGTGGTTGCCGAACGAAAGAACCGTATCATAGAACAATTCCTTATGATGATCAAGTCCTCCGCAATTGATTGTTCTATTCA